ACGCATTCTTTAGTATAGTATTCATCATATCGATACGGGTAGAAATAAACAGGCGGTAAAATTGCAATATCACCAAACATACCTTGCTGCCCTACGTTCCAACCATGCAACTTTATTAAGTTACTAAACATTCGCGGCCCTGTTTCAAGTTCGATGTTAGGACTAAGCCAAGAAATACCGTCCATTACGTCCATACAATGTTGTAAAAACGGGTGCCCTTTTTCAGACAATATAACAGCGTTATTAACTATCCATCTATCTTCTAAGCCTAACACTAATTTGTTATGAAGCAAACTATCTAAAGGCTTTACTGCCTCTATGTCAATATCAAAATATACTCCTCCGTTATCGAATAGTTCTTGCACCCGTGCATAGTGACCTGCTAAAGCGTAGTTACCTTTATCAATAGCCTTTTCTACAAATGGAGTTAGCTTCACGTTATCGAAAGTGATAATCTTTATATCGTAATCGGGCATTACTTTCTTCCAAGATTCGATATACTTATTATACTTTTCGGGAATAGGCTTATCACTTATCCATGTGCTGAATATTCTTTTAGGTATCATGCGTGTAAATTTCTATTGGTTTGCGTTTATCATCAAAACTCCTACCACACGAATAAACCTCTATCAATACTCCGTTATCAATTAAGTGAACGGTGTTATTTCTGATTAGTTGATTCATGCAGTAATTCCATTCAAACAATTTGTAAGTAATCTCATTGTTCACGGATTGGTGAAGTATCTTTAACTCCGAGCGGTTTACTTCCTTTATCACGTAGGTAACTGTTTAGTGCTAACTTTATCAATTCAGCTTCTTTGAGTGCGAGGTTCTCACATTCTTTAGTGAATAGATTTAGCAACGTGCCGCGTATTGTGCAGGCTATTCGTTTTTCTCGAATCATTCGTCTTTGGTTTCGTTGGTTAATGGAGTTACTTTATTTAAGTAAGTATTGATAAATAGAACTTCCGATGTAAGTATAAAAGCCTTATCAGCGCGCCCTATATTTTCAAGATTTACAGTAATGAGAACATTCTCACCATTTTCATGAAGTAGTATTTGCTTATTTGTAATTGGAACTCTTACTGTGTTCATTAGTTATTATTTAATTGTTACCCATCTAAATTTACAGTTTGGCGTGTTTATGATTTCATTAATAGCCGAACTAAGTAACTCTATATTCTTTTCAAATTTAATCATCATATCGTCATGTGCTTTTCCATATCCGACAAGGTCAAGATAATTTGGTTCTTCATGTGGTGGCAGAGCTAACATTATTTCAATTTAGCAGATGAAGCAATAATAAAAGTAAGATAGCAGAATGCTAATTTAGAAACAACCTCCCATTTAATAGGATTTAGTTGCCAGTTGCAAAATGATATTGAAAAGTAAAGTCCTAAAAGCATAACTAAGAACGCGGTGTATTTACCTGCTTTGTTGTAATCCATGATAGTTTATTTAGTTAACACAAAAATAAGCAAAAATAAGTAAACGGAATTTGGATAAAAAACGAATGTAGTTTTTTACTCCGTGAAAGCAGATTTATACATTAACGGTTACATAGGTGAGATGTTCGACTTGTTCGGAGAAAGCAATAACTTCTCTATGAATAAGCTAAATGATTTCTTAGCTAATCTTTCAAGTGACGTTACAGAATTAGACGTTCACATCAATAGCGGTGGCGGTTTAGTTACCGAAGGTTTTGCAATACATGACAAACTTGTAAACACAGGCTTAACTATTAACACAATAGTTGAAGGGATGTGTGGAAGTATTGCAACTGTTATAGCCCAAGCGGGTAAAAGCGGTTCGCGCAAAATGTTTCAGAATAGCGAATACTTTATACACAATCCTTTATGGATTCCGTCTGCACCCGATGCACATACAGCCGATGATTTGGAGAAACTCACAGCCGAGTTAAAAAGAAATGAAGTTAAGTTAGTTGACTTCTACGCTAAAGTAACAGGCTCCGATAAGTTAGTCCTATCTGAAAAGATGAAAGTAGAAACTACTCTAACATCTAAAGAGGCTAAAGAATTAGGCTTCATTGACGAAATTATAAGCACAGATATACAGGCTTTTGTTCGCTATCGAATAGCGGCAGCCGTTCAACCTATTACAAAACAAAAAACAGATAACACAATGGCAACATTAAAAGCAGAGTTCGCTGAATTGGCGGCAAATCTTACCAATGAATTTAAGAACTTACTGAAAGGTAAAATTGTAAACGAAACAACTAAAACAAGTGAGGGCGTTGATATTTATTTTGAAGGTGAATTGATGGTAGGCTCAAAAGTATTCTTAGATGAATCTATGACAACTCCCGCTCCCGATGGCGTTCACACAGTGGGAACAAAAGTATTCACTGTTGCCGATGGAGTAGTAACCGAAGAAACCGAAGTAGGCGAAGCGGTAAATGAAGCAGATGTGGCAGCCGCAAAGATTGCCGAATTGGAAGCTAACAACGCAGCTAAAGACGCTGAATTACAAGCGGTAAAAGCAGAGAAAGAAACACTAATAGCAAACGTAGCTAAACTACAAACCGAGTTTGTAAACTTTCAAAATAAGATTGTTACAGGTGGTGAAAGCATTTTCAACGTAGCACCGCAAGACAAACAAAGCACACCTGCAAAGACCGATGTAATGTCACAGGTATTGGAACTTAGAAAATCAAAAAGCAAATAAATTTTAAAACACTAAAACAAAAATAGAAATGGCAAACGCAGTAACCACAATCGCAGACAACAACTCATTAGCTTATGAGCTGTTTTGGAAACCACTTTTAAACGACCCGAAGATAAATGCTTTGCCGTTTACTCTTCACACGGGTAAAATTGGAAAAGAACTTTACTTCGATTCTGAATTTACCGATTCACCAACCATTAAATCAACTTGCGGTTGGGATTATAAGACAGGCACAGGAATCACTAAAAAGGCACTTGACCCTGTTGAATTAGATTTCTCTTTCGAGCAATGTTATACCGTATTTTTGAAGTCTATATTTGGCGATAACCTGCCAGACGGATGGAGAAAGGGTGAACTTACACCTGAAATTGTTGACCGTATCGTAACTAAGCAATCAAATGCTTTTAATACAAACATGCTTTATGCTTTGTTCTTATCTGACACAGGCGGTTCAACTCCGTGGTTAGCAGGTATCGATGGTGTATATGCTAAGTTGTTAGCAGGTGTTGCAGCGGTTGACGGAACTGTTGACGTAGGTGCGGTATCTGATTCAGATATTAACCTGACAAACATCGAGGGAACTATGTATGAAATATACACCGCTCAAAGTCAGCTAATGAAAACTTTCGATAACTCTCAAAAGGCGTTCATCGTTACTCAAACTGTTTATGAAGCATGGGCGCGTTATCTGCAAATTGCAACAGGTGTTCAGGGTAACTTGATTGACCGTGCAAGTGTTCAGAATGGTGTTACTGGTATCACTTATCAGGGTGTGCCGCTTATCAACGCTAACTATGTTGACAGAGGTATTGCCTTGTATGACTTGACTGGTTCACCTGCTGCACCTGCAAACCCTAACAGAATTATCCTTACCGTTCCAAGTAATCACCACATCATGATTGACGGGTCAGGCTTTGAAATGATTGAGCCTTTCTACGAAAAGAAAGATGATATGGTTTACAGCCCTGCTTCTGCAATGATTGATTACCAATATGGTTACGGAGAATTGAACGTAATCGCAGGATTCTAAATGAAATAAGGCGGGGGTTAATTCTCCCGCCATTTTTTAAACGCATAAAATAAAAAGACATGGCAGATTGCAGCACATTACTCACATCACTTGACCCAAGTTGTGAGGCTAAGAAAAAGAAAGGCGGAGTTAAGAAGAAAGTTTGGATAGGGTTCTTTGACGTTATGACATTTACAGAAGATGTTGACGGATATGTTGACGCGGTTACACTTTCAAGTGCTTCACCTGCAAACGTTCTATACACTTTCGAGGGTAAGAAACTAAAGAACAACGGAACATTTGAAGGTCAGGTTGGTGAAAATACCAACACTATAAATCAGAATTTGAACTTAGTTCTATTCTACTTTACACCTGACGAACGCGGAGCTATTAACGATTTGTTCACAGCCGAAGATGTGGTAGTGTTTGTTGAAACCGAAGGCGGACAGATTGAGATTTGGGGATATGACACTGCTTTAAATGCTTCTGCTTTAACAGGTGGCACAGGCGCAGCGTTAAACGATTCTACCGCTATCACAGTAACATTAAGCGGTCAACAGGATGGACTTCCAAAGGTGCTTAAAACAGGCGCTACTTTAGCTGATGATATTGCATATCTAAATGCACTTGTATAATGGCTAAAGAAGTTTCTCCCGAACTTCTCGAAGAGCTAAAAACATATTTGGATAAAAGGGAGAGAAGTGAAACAACGCTTCTCTCTTTTTTTTACAAAGAGTTATTCGGGCGTGAATTAAATAAGAAGTGCGGAGGGTGTATCGAAGATGGAGTAAGACATTTAAAAACAATTTCAGAAAAAAAACAAAGACAAATCATGAA